GCTATCGATTGGGAAATTGCTGGTTCAGGATCAATTGTTCCTACAGAATGGACAGCTCAAGAAGCTGGTGATCTATTGACGGGTGCAGCTGATTCGTTCAAGTACACGATTCAATTCCAAAACGAAACAAGCCTTGGTGCAAATGATGCAGCACGTCGCGTTGCGATCGTAACAGCATTGCAAGCATCAATCAACAGCAACACAGATATTCGCTCAGAAACATTTGAATATAACTTGGTTCTGTGCCCTGGTTTCCACGAAACAGCTGACGAATTGTTGGCGCTCGTGATTGATATTGAAGAAGAAGCTTTTGCGATCTCGGATACACCGTTCAATCTATCTCCAGAAGATGTGGTTGTATGGGCTGCAACGACAGCACGTAAATCCTCACGCAACATTGCTTACTACTACCCACACGGTTTGGCATCCAACCTTGACGGTAAGAACGTGTTCATTGCAGCTTCTGGTATCGCTATGCGCACGATTGCATACTCCGACGAAGTTTCTCAACTGTGGTTCGCACCAGCTGGTACACGTCGCGGCTTGGTTTCTGGCGTTACAGATGTTGGCTACGTTTCCGGTACACTTGGTACACCAACAACATTTGTTCCAGTTGCGTTGAACCTCGGTCAGCGTAACAACTTGTACAAGTACTTCACAAACATCAATCCTATCACATTCTTCCCAGGACGTGGTATCATTGTGTGGGGTCAGAAGACATCTGCACCAGATGCTTCAGCCATGGACCGTATCAATGTTGTGCGTATGATTGCGTACATCAAGCGTCAGTTGCGCAAGAACACAATGTCGTTCGTCTTCGAACCTAACGATCAATTGACTCGTGATAGCTTAAAGGCCGCAGTTGACGGCTTCTTGGGCGACTTGATTGTTAAACGTGGTTTGTACGACTTCGCAACAATTTGCGATCAGTCAAACAACACGCCAGATCGTATCGATCGCAACGAATTGTACATTGATATTGCGCTGAAGCCAGTGAAGGCAGCTGAATTTATCTACATCCCAATTCGTATCGTCGCAACAGGTGCAGATATCTAATCTGTCCTAATGCATATAGAAAAGCCCTGTTCAGCAGGGCTTTTTCTTTGTGCGCACCAGCGAAATCCCCCAATACCGAGAACATTTCATAAATACTACAGCATAAAAGACGCACTCAGTAGTGCGGCGATGGGAGAATAAATGAGTACAATCAACGACATCGGTATTCCAGGCATTGGCACCGGTATTCTTCAACCGAAGTTGAAGCACAAATGGCGTGTCACATTCGCTAACATGGGTGGAGGCGTTGACAGTCAACCTGTGTCGATGCAATCTATTCAATTTGCGCGACCAAAGCTAACTTTCGAAAAAGTGCCTCTGCACCGCTACAACTCTGTTGCATGGGTTGCAGGTAAGCACACATGGGATCCAACGACTGTGGTCGTACAAGACGACATTACTGGTACAGCATCTCAAGTGATTCAAGCACAACTACAGAAACAACAATGGCTGATTGGTGCTGAAGGACAGTGGCTTGCTTCTGCAGGTGAAGGTTCCTTGTACAAGTTCGTTACATATCTCGACACGCTTGACGGTAACGATCAAGTAGTTGAAAAATGGACATTGGAAGGTTGCTGGCTTGAAACTGTGGATTATGCCGAATTTGATTACACAACTAGCGATGTAATGAACATCACTATTCAAATTAGCTTTGACCACGCTCGTCAAAATATCGGTGGCTACAACCAAGGCGAAGGCATTGCTACGGGTGGTGCAGGCCGTATCTAACAACTTGCCGCTCTTATCAAAGGCCTCTTCGGAGGCCTTTTTCTTTGCGGTTATCGCCATAAATATCCCAAATAGCTCGAGAAACACATGGCAGATCCAAGACTTTTCACTGTAAAACAATGCCAACCGGCTTATAGCGCAATGAGTGGTGCTAGTATCGGTAGTGCCACCAGCACTCGCCGCGATTTCTTCAATGCACTTGGTAAAATAGGTGATTTGCAAGTATTGAATAGCGTTGGCGGTGGACAAATTGGAGCAGGATTGCGCAATCTTGCAAGTATTTCAAATGCCATTCGTGTTGGTACAGGTTCCCTACCGACATCGATTGGATCCACACTTGATGCTGGAGCAGATTGGGTGCTAAATCAAACTGGAATTGCTGGAACTGTAGTTGATGCTGTGCGAGGATTCAATCCGGGTGTGGCAAACCAAGCACTAGGCCAGGCACGAAACGTGTTCCAAATGGTGAAAGGCGGAAGCTTCAAGACTTCCACCATTCCAGCTGTAATTCAAGACTTCCAAAACCTTGAACGACTAGGCCGCAACATTTTTACACCAGGTCGTAATGACGTACAAACGCAACTGACAGAACGCTGCGATGCATCGCCATATGCCGTCGATTTGATCGCTCGTGCACCGAAGTACAAGTTCCTATTCGTCGTTCAGTTCGTCCCAAATGCTGGTTACGAAGACCTAAGTGGATACAACTTTGGCCCTCTGGATATGGCATTTACAGTAATGCATACCACACGTCCAAACATTCGCTTCCAACAAGAGGACGTTAATTACTACAACTACCGTACTAAGGTTGTAACAAAAACAGAATTTGAAGACATGAGCATGACGTTTCACGACGATACGCTCAACATTGCTACAGAATTCTATCGTTCTTACTTGCGTGCATTATCACCTATCACCGGTATGACACCTGAAGAATCTGATCCATCGTTGCTGGAAAAAAGCGGCATGAATTTTGAAGGACGCACATTGAATCAACAAGATGTGTTCGGAAACATTGAAGCCAGCTCTTATGCTGCATCAACAGGCTTGTTGTCAACCAATGCAAAGAATGTATTCAAGGAAATTCGCATTTACCACTTGTACGAATACGGCAACAAGATGAATGTCTACCGCTTTGCAAATCCGCGAATCTCTCAGCTAGCTCTAGATGATTTGGATATGTCAGTAGGCAATGAAGGCTCTCAAATCTCAATCACATTCAACTACGATTCGCTGTATTTGGATGTTGACATTGACGTTGGCACAACGCAGCAATACAACATCGGACAATTGCAACGTGGTGGCTTATATCCTTTGCGATACAATGGCGATGGTCCATACAATTCTGGCGAAACTACGATATCACCAAACGGCAGCACATCGGGTATTGGTGGCTTTGGTACGGATCCAATCAGCCCACTCCAGAACGGCATTAATAGCGTTATTGGACAAGGTCAAGCTGCTATTGCCTCTGTATCAAATCTGAGCACAAAATTCAGTAACGCTTTGGGCAGCTTGCCATTCCTGTAATATGATGACAACGCGCACTAAGAAATCTGGTACGTCCTCCCGCTTTCAGCAGGGATGGTACATACCAAAAAATCCACACAAATACGTTGGCGATATCGAAAAGATACGTTACATGTCCTCCTATGAGTTGGAAACGCACCAATTCTTGGATAACAATCCAAACGTTTTATTGTGGTGCAGTGAGGAAATTGTCATTCCGTACGTTAAGCCTACGGATCAGAAAGTGCACAAGTACTACCCAGATTACTGGGTAGAATATGTAACACGTCATGGCGAAGTGCGGCGAATGCTTATCGAAGTAAAGCCTAAGTCTCAAACACAGGCACCCCGCGGTAATCGAAAGCATGCCTTATACGAACAAGTTCAATGGGCAATAAATCAATCTAAGTGGCAGGCAGCAATAAACTGGTGTAAACACCGCACCAAATTGGATACTATTCCAATCGATTTCAAGATCATCACCGAGCGATCAATATTTGCGTAATGGGGGCATACGTTTTTGCCTCGATAAATATTGCAAAAAGGATTCGCTATGAATGTTGACAAAAAGCTGAAGATCATTGACCATCCGTTGGAAGAAGTGTTCGATATAGAAACGGGCACGACGGTAGTCGAATATAATGAAGTCGTTCCGATGGAATTGATTCAACCTCCTACGTATGACGACAAGGACGTTGAGATTGAAAACCAGTTGGAAGAAGTGTATTCTGTGGCGATGTCTCAAGTAACTGCAATTGCAGATGAAATAGACCGAGTGGAAGGCAGACACAAGGCACGAATGGGTGAAGTTACTGCTACAATGCTAAACGTTGCTCTCAGTGCAGTTCGCGAAAAGAACGTCATGAAGATGGCGAAAGATCGAAACAAGGTTGGAATGGCCAGCGCTGGAACACCCAACACTGTCAATAACAATTTAGTTGTAGCTGATCGCAACGAACTCCTCCGTGCATTGGCTGAAGGAAGAAAGCAGTGAAACTGTGCGATATCTTTGAATCCGCTATAGCAGATGGTCAAGTGACCCCTCTCTATTCGCAGCCACACAATAAACCTGGTGGTGAAGGATTCATTGCTATCAATGCACGCACTGTGGTAACACCTTCAGGTGCTCAAAAGAAAATCCCAGCTGGAACAAAGCTGTACATCACAAAGCCAGGAGTTGTATATCAAGGCGAACAGATTGGCCTACCTGCAGGTACGTATGTGATGGTTGGATTAAATTCACCACAACCTCGCTCTGCAACTGGATATATGGCTCTCTCAAATATCGGCAATCCAATCAACACACAAACGCGCGTGACCAATGGTGCGCAAGCACAAGAGACATTCATTCAACGTTTGGCAGCTCATTTTGGTGCTAAATTCACTGTTATTTCTACGGCTCCGTCATCGAGTCAAGCTCCCGATC